TTATTTTGTTCCAAGGTGATCACCTCCACATTGCAGGATATGTCGGATGGAACCGGAGTGTGACGGCTGCAAATGGTGTGGCAGGAAACTGTCATGAATATCGAAGCGCCTGAACCAAAGACAATCCGTGATGGGTGTCGTGGCTTGGGCGCTTTTTGCTTGCAGGATGCCCTCCAACACCCCGGGAAGGTTCTGCCCGGCTTGGCGCATAACCGCGGGCATCCTTCCGGAAAGGATTTTGCCTGAAAATGGGCGCAAGCAGGAAAATGGCTGGTACGTCCCTGTATTTGAAAAGAGCGGGAAAACAGAAAGCGCAGAGGGCAGGCGCATAGGGGATAAGGGAGTATGGAGACAAAAACGCAGTTGGGCAGGGCGCGGGGTATTTTTCACAGGGATCCGACATGCGCCCGAACGAGCGGGTCGTGTTGGGGAGAAACTGAGCCCGCAGGACGGCTCTTGGCCTAAGATGAAGCGCGTGGGTAGAGCGGATATCCGGCGGACAACCATGAGGCGGAAGGGACGTTGTTCCAGCGACGAAACAGGGGAAGTACATAGGGGTCCGACGTAAGAATCCCAAGAGCGTGACAAGCGAATGGCCACCCCAGAGCCAAAACAAAGAGGTAAGATAGCTACACAAGGGCGGCCGAGGCAGATCTTGAAGAGACAATAAAGGAGGGTTGAGATGCTTTCATTTCTGGCGATTACGGAGGCGGTAAAGGGGCTGGTGGAGGAGCGGTATCCGGGGAATACGGTCTATATGGAGCGGGTACCGGTGGACTTTGCGCGGCCGTCCTTCTTGGTGGAGCTGGGGCCGGTGGAGATGCTGGACGCCTCGTGCGGCTGCCTGGAGGTCAAGGCCACGGTGGTGGTCACCGCCTTTGTGGAGGCGGACGACTACTATAACAGCCACGTGCCGGACCTGATGACCCGGGTGGGGGCGGTACAGGAGCTCTTCGCGGTGGACGGACTCCAGGTGGAGGACCGGTTCCTCCACGTGACGGCCAACAAGGGCAACTGCCAATTCGACTACGCGGAGACCAGCATCACGTTTCAGTACCAGGACGACCGCCCGGGCGGGGACGAGTGGCCCCTGATGGGCGAAATACAGACAAAATGGGGGCCCCCGCAGGGCGAATAAAGGGACCCCACCGGTCCGTGAAGCCCGGTGGGGGGAGGAGGGAGAACGAAGCGAAGCAGATATCCGGCGGACAGCCGGATGGAGCAAAGCGGAGTTTCTTCCGACGACGTGGGGGAGAGGACGAACAACGGAATGGAGCGGATATCCGCCTTTTGGCGGATGGAGCGAAATAGAGTTTGTGAGGACGAAAGGGAGATTAAAGAAATGGGACTGCCCAATATCAACATTGCATTCAAATCCACAGCGGCGAGCGCCATCGAGCGCTCGGAGAAGGGGGTGGTGGCCCTCATCATCAAGGACGCCAAGGAGAACGGCGGCCACGCCTACACCAACGCCAGCCAGATCCCGGCCACCCTGGGGACAGACAACCAGGCGTACATCCAGCGGGCCTTTACGGGGTATGTGAATCCGCCCCGGCAGGTGCTGGTCTACGTGCTGCCCGCAGCGGCGGAGGCGCTGACCGACGCCCTGACGTGGCTGGCCACCCAGACCTTTGACTATCTGGCGGGGCCCCCCGACTGCACGGAGACCGAGGCCACGGCCATCGCCGCCTGGATCGCCGGCCGGAGGAGCAACGACGCGGCCATCTGCAAGGCGGTGCTGCCGTCCAAGGCGGCGGACAGCGAGGCGGTGGTCAACTTCGCCACCGGGGATATCCTGGTGGGCACGACCGAGTTCACCACGGCGGAATACTGTTCCCGGATCGCGGGGCTCATCGCCGGGACGCCCATGACCATCTCCTGCACCTACGCCCCCCTCCCCGAGGTGAGCGACGTGGGGCGGCTGACCCGTGAGGCCATGGACGCCGCGGTGGACGCGGGCAAGTTCATCCTCTTCCACGACGGGGAGAAGGTGAAGGTGGCCCGCGGGGTGAACTCCCTCCAGACCACCACCCAGGACAAGGGGGACGCCTGGAAGAAGATCAAGATGGTGGAGGTCATGGATATGATCCAGACCGACATCCGGACCACGGCCCAGGACTCCTACATCGGCAAGTACGCCAACAGCTACGACAACAAGTGCCTGCTGGTGACGGCCATCAAGGGCTACCTGGTGGGGCTGGAGCAGTCCGGCATCCTCCAGGCGGGGAGCTCCTCGGTGGGGATCGACCTGGCGCGCCAGGAGGTATACCTCCAGTCTGTGGGCACGGACACCTCCAAGATGAGCCAGCAGGAGATCAAGGAGGCCAACACCGCCGACAAGGTGTTTTTGGAGGCGTCCATCAAGATCCTCGACGCCATTGAGGATATCAGCCTCAATATCACAATTTAAGGAGACCGCAAAGCCGCAAAAAAGCCGCCCCCGGGCAGGGGGCGGCGGAAAGCGCTAGTTTGTCTGCTGATACAGGGTGGTCAGGGCATCGGTCAGGACCTGAGAGAAATTAACCTGATGTTTTTCCGCAAAGGTGTTCAGCCATGCGGGAATCGTCAGATTTTTCCGGACCGCCTTGCCGCCGTACTTCTCCGCATATGCGTCCATATCCAGGACAAGCAGGTTTACAAATTCTCCAGGCTTTACACACACGGCCTCCATGGGGCTGGCCGCAGGGGCAATGTTTCCGTCCTCCAATTCGTCCAGCACCCAACCAGAGGCGGCGTCTTCCGCCATTAAAATGGCGCCGGCCAGCGTGTCCCCTTCGGTGACACAGCCGGGGAGATCGGGGACCGTGACGGTGTAGCCTTCCTTTTCCTCACATGGACGGAATACAGCAGGATAAACGAGTTTCATACAGAGCCTCCTATCTATGGCGCCCGGAGCACGGGGCTTATTTCAGCCCCGCCTGCTCCAGGATTGATTTTGCAGTTCCAATATCAAGGTCTCCCCTGTGCTGCGGGACTGTGACCTTTCCGGGCTTTACCGGATGTTTGAACTGCTTGTGGGAACCCCTGGTATTTTTGTGATACCAGCCATCAGCAAGAAGTAGCTTTTCTATTTCTTTTGCTGTCATCGTGTTCCCTCTTTACAATTATATTATACGCATGATGCGCATAAAAGTCAAGGGATTTTTCAATTATTTTTGGAAGGGGAATCGAACATGGATTCGGCAAAGCGAGTGATTTCGGGGACCTGGGGCGAGGTGTGGCTGGACGGAGACAAGGTGTCCGAGTGCTACGGGCTCCAGGCCAAGGTGAGCTTCAACAAGGAGGACATCGCCCTGTGCGGGCAGATGGCCAGCGACAAAAAGGTGACAAGCATCGAGTGTACGGGGTCCCTGCGGATGCACAAGGTGACCTCCCGGATGGCGCTGGCCATCGGGGAGAACATCCGAAACGGAAAGGACGTGCGCTTTACCATTGTGAGCAAGCTGAAGGACCCGGACGCCTACGGGGCGGAGCGGGTGGTCCTGAGCAACGTCAGCTTCGACGACCTCACCCTGGCCGACTGGGAGGCCAAGAGCGTGGGCAAGGTGGAGTGCCCCTTCACCTTTACCGACTATGAGTTCCTGGACGAGATAGGGGTATAAAAAAGGCCGCCCGGTGAGGGCGGCGGTGGACAAAGCGCGGCGCTTATGGTAGAATGACTGCGGCGCTGTTGCATAAATGGCGGTTAGCCACTTCCCTGAGAAGGGAGGTGATGCGATTGTGGGGCACCGAGGAAAGCAATTTCTGAGGGTTTGCGTATGTCTTGGCCTCTTGGCCTACATACTCTCCATAAAAGCGTGCTAGCCGCTCGGAAGGCACCCGAACGGCTAGCGTGAGCATTGCTTATCTAACTGTCTGGGGCTAACCGTCTTGCGACAGCGCCCTCTTTATCGTCATTATACCGTGCGGCCTCCACTTTGTCAAGAACGACAGAGCGGGGGCCTTTCGCATCCCCCGGGAAGGAGAAGAAAATGAGCGAGAAAACAAGCATTCTGGAGCTGCTGCTGCGTGGGGAGGCGCCCAATGTGCGGAAAAGCCTGCCCACGGCGCGGTACCGTGTGAAGCGGCTGAGCGAGCTGCTGGGGGAGGACGTGGTATTCGAACTGCGGGCGCTGCCCTACGGGAAGGTGAGCGAGCTGAAGGAGAGTATGTCGGAGGATCTGAGCGTACATATCGTGCTCTCGGGGGTGGTCTCACCGGACCTGAAGGACCCAGCGCTCCAGGCCAAATTCGGCGGAGCCACGCCGGCGGAGACGGTAAAGGCGCTGCTGCTGCCGGGGGAGATCGAGGACCTGAGCCGTGCGGTGGAGCGGCTGTGCGGATACCGGACGGCGACCATCGAAGAAGTAAAAAACGCCTAGAGGACGGCAGCGACGCGGAGCTGGGTCTCGTCTACTACCTCTTCCATGTGAAGGGGTGGGCCCCGGGGGACTACTACCGAAAGTCCCCCGGGGAGCGGGACCTCATCTGTGCACTGGCGTCCTATGAGGTGGAAGCGCGAGGATAGGCGCACAGGGGAACTAAGACGGCATGGAGACGAAAAAAGCCGCCCCGAAGGGCGGCGGGGGTTCGTTGTCATCGTCCTATGGTGCCAAGGGCGCCGAAAGCCAAGAACATAATGACAAGGCCAAGTACGATAAACAAACGCTTTTGTTCTCGTTCCGGATCGTAATTTCTCATAAAATCGCCCCCCTTTTATAGTCAGTACAGCATCCCGGAGGGCGACAAAATCACCACGTCGAAGTACAACAGGCGAGTCCACAAAGAAGAATAAACCCTATAGAAATAGCCATCAAAATTTTAAAGTTCTTTTGCACTTGTTCAGGATCGGGATCGTAATTTCTCATAAAACCACTCCCTTTTATAGTCAGTATACCATATTTCAAACGAGTGTCAAGCGGAGGTGATATCATGCCGGACGTATCGATCGCCATTTCGGCGCAGGACAGCTACTCCTCGGCCATCAAAAGCATGGCGCAGATCACGAAGTCCTTCTCCAAGGATATGGATGAGATGGAGGGAAAGCTGAGCCAACTGAACAAAAACAGGTACAGCCTGAAAATGGACCTGCGGGAGGCCCAGAAGAAGCTGTCCGATGCGGAAAAACAGTTCCAGAAAACAAAAAAGGCAAAGGATGAGCTGGCGCGGGACGACGCCCAGGCCAACTTTGACCGGATTCAGCGCAACCTGGCCCTGGTAACCAAGGGGGCCAGAGAGGCTGAGAATCAGATGAAAAAGACCGGAGAGGCGTTCCGGAAGGTGGACAACCAGGGCGGCTCCGGCGGCGGGTTCAAGTCGATCGTCAGTTCGCTGGCTGCCGCAGGGGCAGGAAATATGATCGCGGGGCTGGCACAGAACGCGGCGAACACAATGGTCGGAAGCGCTTTGGGTAGTGCAGGAGGGACATTATTTTCAAACGCGCTCTCTTCTGCTATTTCCGGGGCTGCGATCGGCAATGTCGTTCCAGGTGTTGGTGCAGCTGTTGGCGCAGTGCTCGGCACTGCGGTTGGCATTGGCACAGGAATAGTCCAGAACTTTGAAAAGAAGGACGACGCATTCAAGAGCTACTACGGAGGACTGTACAGCTCAGCGGTGGAACGGCGGAGCGCGGAGCTGGAAGAGGGAAGCAGCATCGCGGGAAGCCGGGAGAGCACCCGGCTTGCGTTCAACAAGCTGCTGGGCGGAGAAACGGAGGCGTCGGAGTACCTGAAGCGGGTAGAGGCGCTGGCGGTGGACACCAACTACGGGTACGACGAGATCACAGGGTACACAAAGCTTCTGCTCAACAACTTCCAGCCGGATCAGGTGCTTGACATTCTGATGGATCTGTCGGACGCCACGGCGGGGCTTTCCCTGAGCTCCGCCGACGTGGCGCAATTCATCTCCGGACTGAACCGGATGACGACCGCCGGGAAAGCCACCCGGGAATGGCTGAGCTACTTCGACGACCGGGGGCTGAACACCTCGGACGCACTGGCGTCCTACCTGCATGTGGACAAGAGCCGGATCGCGGATATGGTGACAGGGGGGGAGGTCACCGGGGAACAGGCGGTGGCGGCCATCCGGGCCTATATCCAAAGGGAGTACGGCGGGCTGTCGGCGGAGCTGGCAGGGTCCTACGACGCGATGAAGGATAATCTGGAGGACGCCATGGACGGCATCGGCGCGGCCCTGGGAGCGGCGTTCAACGAGAAAAACAAGGAGGGCGTGGGGGCGGACCTGGCGGCCTACGGCGACACCGAGGAGGGCGGCCTGGGCGCGGCGCTGGTCGAAATGAACGGGATGATCGGCGAGGGGATGGCCATCGCGGACAACCTGAGCCGGCAGTACCAGCGGGAGGCCATGAACGCCCTGCTGCTGGGGGATGAGACCACCGTGTACGGAGAGGAGCAGGATACCGCGCTCCAGGAGATGCACGGGCGGTACGCGGCCCTGAAGTCGGAGTGGGACGACCTCGACGAGAAGCTGGTGGGCGAAAACCTGACGGAGGAAGCGAGACGGACCTACGAGGAGCGCCAGGGCGTCATCGGCAAGGAGCTGGAGGCGCTAAAGGGAGAGGCGGAGAGCCTGGCGGAGGCCGCCTATGACGCCGGGGATCTGTCCCAGACGGTCAAGGACGTGGAGCTGGAGCTGATCTCAGCCATCCGGGAGAACACGCTGGCGCTGGGCACGGCGGCCTATCTGGGGGATTACGAGAAGCAGCAGGAGCAGTCCAGGGGGACCAAATACACACCACCTTTGGATCCTGGGGAAGAGACCAATGCGATCACCTCGTCGTGGGGGAAGCGGCTCGAGGGTGTCCGTGGCCGCTATGCCTACGGATTGGACTATGTGCCCTACGATAACTTTCCTGCACTGCTGCACCAGGGGGAGCGAGTGCTGACGGCGTCGCAGGCCCGCGCGGCGGATCAGGGGGCTGGGCCCCGGGTGCAGGTGACGGTGACGGGAAACAGCTTTTACGGCTCGGACAAGGACCTGGAGGACCGTGTGGCCCGGCGGGTGGCGTCCGAGGTGGTACGGGCAGTGGAACTGGGGGTATAGGCATGGCGCGGCAATTTATCTTCAAGGACACGGAGACGGGGCGTGAGCTGGTGCTGCCGGTGACGCCCGGGAGCTATGACGTCGAGCACGGGCGGAAGGCGGCGGGGATTACGATGCAGGAGTCGGGGGACGTGAACCTGCCGGGCCCTGCGGTGCTGCTGGACACGGAGCTTACCTGCCTGCTGCCGGCCCAAGCGTACCCCTTCAACCAGCCGGGGGCGGGGACGAACCCGTGGGTATACCTGGAGCAGTTGGAGAAGTGGAGCGACGCGGGGACGGTGCTGCGGTTCGTGGTGTCCGGGACGCCGGTGAACGCGGCGGTGCTGCTGGACCCGATCCGATACCGGGAGCAGGACGGGACGGGGGACCTCTACTGCACGATCCCGCTGCGGGGCTACCGCGCGCTGGCGGTGGAGACGACGGAGAGCCGTCAAACGGGGAACGGGGCGCGGACGGTGGAGGCGGAGCCGGAGCGCGCGGAGACGTACACGGTGGCGGCGGGGGACACGCTGTCGGCCATCTGCCGGAGGTTCTACGGCGACGCGTCGCTGTACGGGCGCCTGGCGGCGGCCAACGGGATCGCCAACCCCAACCTCATCCACCCCGGCCAGGTGCTCAAGCTGCCCGCCCGGGAGGAGCTGCCGGCGGCGGCGACGCCCTCCCGGTCCCAGAAAGCGGCGGCGGCGACGGTATATGGGCGGGACCCGGAGACGGGCAAATCCTATCTGAACCTCTCCCGGGACAAGCTGCTGGAAATCATGTGAGGAGGCCGTCATGGAGGAAAAGCTGAAGCTGCTGATCACCCCGCCGGAGGGAGGGACCCGGGACGCGGCGGCGCTGTGCCGGAGCGTTACGTGGGGCGGGAGCTACGACCAGGCGGCGCGGACGCTGGACTTCCCGCTGCTGGTGTGCCCGGAGGACAAGCGCCTGCCCGCAGTGGACTGCCCTCCCGGGAGCCGGGTACAGTTCTACCGGGGGGAGACGCTGCTCTTCGACGGCTTTGTGTTCTCCCGGCAGCGGGACACGCTGTCCAACACGGTGGAGGTGTCCTGCGCGGACCGGGGGTTGTACTTAAAGCGGAACCAGGGGGCGTACCGCTTCCGCGGCCAGACCCCTGAGGGCATCACGGGGCGGGTGGCGGCGGACTTCGGGCTGACGGTGGGGAGCCTGGCCCGGACGGGGACGGCGATCAGCCGGAATTTTCCCGGGGTGAGCCTGTACCAGATCATCCAGACGGCGTACACCCAGGCGTCGGCCGCCACCGGGGGGCGGTATATGGTGCGGTTCCGTGGCGAGGCGCTGGAGGTGATCGAAAAAAAGCAGGGGGAGCGGACCCTGGCGCTGCGGCCGGGGTCCAACCTCATCAGCCTGACGGCCACGGACAGCGTGGAGAGCCTGGTGAACCGGGTGCAGATCCTGAGCAGGGACGGCACGGCCAAGGGGAGCCCTGTGGAGGACGGGGCGTCCATCGCGCGGTACGGTCTGTTCCAGCAGATGGTGACGGAGCGCAGCGGGAAGGACGCGGCGGCGGAGGCAAGGAAGCTGCTGGAGGACAACGCCCCGGCGCAGAAGATCACGGCGCAGGTGCGGGGGAACCCGGCGCTCATCGCCGGGGAGTGTGCGGTGCTCCAGGAGCCGGTGACGGGGCTGTACGGCCTGTGCTGGATCGACAGCGACACCCACACCTGGAAGGGCGGGGTGTACACCACCAAGCTGGTGCTGAATTTTAGAAACCTGATGGATGAGGCCGAAGCGGGAAAGCTGCCGGACGCGTAGAGAAGCGCGGAGGGCCCCGCCCTCCGGGGGTCCCCTTTCTTCCCGAAGAAAGGGGACGGAAAGAAGGGCCAAAGAGGGGGATTTCGATCTTCCCCCTTTTTGGAATCTCCCCTTTTAAAAACGACCAATCAGGGGGGCCTCGGCCCCCCTATTGGAGACACCCCCAGGAGCTCTTCTCCAGCGGCGTGGGCAAGCCGTCGGGAGAGGTCACAAAGGCCCCCACAAAGCTGCGCGGCTTTGTGGGGAGAGGACGAGCAACGGAGTGGAGCGAGAAATCGCCGCAGGCGGTTGTGAGCGAAATGGACTTTGCGAGGACGTGGAGGTTGCGAGGACGTGGAGGATAATCCTTATCAGCGGCTGGCGCGGATCTTTGCGCCGGGGGCGGCGGAGGGCGGGCTGTGCCTGGGGACGGTGGCGTCCTGGCCGGACCAGGACCACCCGACACGGCCCCACCGGGTGATCGCCGGGGGGACGTCCCAGGAGCGGGAAGACCTGCTCTCGTCGCCGGGACTGCTGCCCTATGGGCTGGCGGCGGGAGACCAGGTGGTGCTCCTGCCCATTGAGGAGAACCAGCGGTATATCATTCTGTGCAAGGCGGTGAAGGTATGAGCCGCAGGCACCGGCGAAGCCGGGACGCGCTTCGAGCGCGAACAAGCATTTTGCCTGCGGCAAAATCTTGGCGCAGGGCGGATCCACTCCGCCCGAGCAGGTCAAAGGAAGATGGGGCCCCCGCACGGCGGGAGCCGTGTGGGGAGGCGAAGGTATGAGTACGACATTGTTTCCCGTGGTGCAGCCGGAGGCGGTCCAGACCGGGACGGCGCTTCCGCTGTGCCGGGAGGTCAAATGGGACTACGACCGGAACGGGCCCGTGTTCCGGAACGGAGAACCGGAGACGGTGGAGGGCGCGGAGGCGGTACGGGTGTGGGCCTGGCTGGCCCTGCACACCACCCGGTTCCGGCACGAGATTTACTCCCGTGCCTACGGGACGGAGCTGGAGAACCTGATGGGGCAGCCGTACACCGAGGCGCTGAAGCAGTCCGAGGCCCAGCGGTACGTGCGGGAGGCCCTGGAGATCAACCCCTACATCAGCGCCGTGGAGGACGTGGGCGTGGACTTCGACGACGGGCGGCTGTCCATCTCCTGCACGGTGCGGACCATTTATGGAGAGGTAAGGCTATGAACGAAAGGTACCGGCAAAGCCGGGACGCGCTTAGAGCGCGCACAAGCATTTTGCCTGCGGCAAAATCTTGGCGCAGGGCGGATCCACTCCGCCCGAGCAGGTCAAAGGAAGATGGGGCCCCCGCACGGCGGGAGCCGTGTGGGGAGGCGAATACGCGTGTTTGAAGATATCACACCTGAGAGCATCAAGGCGGCCATCCTGGCGGAGGCCGGAGAGAGCCTGGAGACCCGTGAGGGGAGCTTTCTGGACTCCATGGCGGGGCCCGCCGCGCTGGAGATCTGGAAGGTCTACCAGGCGATGAACGCGGTGGTGTCCATCGCCTTCGTGGACGAGAGCTCGGGGGGCTACCTGGACCTGGAGGGGGCCAAGTACGGCATCACCCGGAAGCCGGGCACCCGCGCCCGGTGTGCCATGACCCTCACCGGCACGGCGGGGGCGACGGTACCGGCGGGGACGGTGTTCGTCACGCCGGGCGGGCTGGAGTTCGCCCTGACGGAGGCGGTGGTCCTCACCGGGAGCGGCGACGCGGGAACGGCGGAGGCGGCGGAGGTGGGCGGAGCGTACAACGTGGAGGCGGGGGAGCTGTCTCAGATGGCGGCGACGCTGCCGGGGCTGTCCTCCTGGAGCAACGGCCCCGCCGCCGGCGGCACGGACCCGGAGAGCGACGGGGCCCTCTATGAGCGCATCCACGCCTACCTGAGCCGCCCGGCCACCTCCGGAAACGCCTATCACTACGAGCAGTGGGCGCTGGAGGTGGCGGGCGTGGGCGCCGCGAGGGTATTCCCCCTGTGGAACGGCGCGGGGACGGTCAAGGTGGTGCTGGTGGACGGCGGCATGGAGCCCGCCTCGGCGGAGATCGTGGCGGCGGTACAGGCCCACATCGAGGCGGAACGGCCCATCGGGGCCACGGTGACGGTGGCGGCGGCCGCGCCGCTGAGCATCAACGTGACGGCGGCGGTGACGCTGGATGGGAGCGCCCCCCTCAGCCAGGTCAAGACGGAGTTCGAGGCGGCGCTGGACACCTATCTCATGGAGCTGGCCTTCTCGGCCTCCACCCTGCGGTATAACCAGGTGGCCTATCTGCTGCTGAGCATCCCGGGAGTGTCCGATTTTACGGCGCTGACGATCAACGGCGGCACGGGCAACGTGAGCATCGGGGATGAGCAGGTGCCCGTGAAAGGGACGGTGACGCTCACATGAGCAAATGGATCGGCTATCTGCCGGACTTCTACGCCGCCTCGCCCCAGATCGCGGCCCTCCAGGGGGCGCTGGAGCAGCAGACCGAGGCCCTGTGGACGGCGGAGAACGGGCTCATCGATCAACTGGACGTCAACAAGGCCACCTGGGGACTGTCCTGCTGGGAGGCGTCCCTGGGGCTGGATGTGGACGTGTCCCGCCCCGACGCCTACCGGCGGACCCGCATCCTCTCCAAGCTGCGGGGGCAGGGCACCACCACCGTGGCCATGATCCAGAACGTGGCCGAGAGCTTCTACAACGGCCAGGTGGCGGTGGAGGAGCAGCCGGAGGCATACCGTTTCGACATCCGGTTTCTGAGCAGCATCGGGGTGCCGCCCAACCTGGACGACCTGTCGGCGGCCCTGGAGGAGATCAAGCCCGCGCACCTGGCATACGACTACATCATCCTCTACCGGACTTGGGGAGAGCTGGAGGAGAAGACCTGGGGAGAGCTGGAGAGCCGGACCTGGGATGAGATTTTAGGAGGTGAGCTCTGAGATGGAGCAGACAACGAATTATGGCCTCAATAAGCCGGGCGGCAGCGACTATGCTAGGATCGACGTGCTCAACGCCAATATGGACGCCGTCGACGCGGCGCTGAAGGACCTGGAGGAGAGCAAGGCGGAGGGGGCGGCGCTGGCGGCGCACGAAGCGGACGGGGTGAAGCACGTCAGCGCGGCGGAGCGGACGGCGTGGAACGCCAAGGCGGACGGGACGGCCACCGGCGCGCACATCGCGCGCACCGACAACCCTCATGGGGTGACGGCGGCCCAGGTGGGGGCGGTCCCCACGACCCGGAAGGTAAACGGCAAGGCCCTCAGCGCGGACGTCACCCTGGCAGCGGCCGACGTGGGGGCGGCGGCGGCCAGCCACAGCCATGGGGCGGGTGACATTGCCTCCGGGACGCTGGACGCCGCACGCATCCCCGATCTGGCGGCCAGTAAGATCACTTCCGGGACGCTGCCTGTGGCACGGGGCGGTACGGGGGCGGCCAGCCTGACCAGCGGCGCGGCGCTCATCGGGGCGGGCACCGGCGCAGTGACCACCCGCGCCATTAAGGACAACACCAGCGCGTCCGCCGCTCTCACAGCGAGTTCCGCCCTTGTGACCATGAACACACTGCGCTATGCCCTCAATCGCACGACGGGGCCCGGGGCGGCGGACACCAATTATACCACTGCCATGATGCGGGCCATCCAGGCCAGCACCACGGACCTGACCGCCGGAAGCTCCAGCCTGACCAGCGGCGTCATCTACCTGGTGTACGAGTGAGGCGACGACGAAATGGCGAAACGAGTCTATATCGGCGTGGGCGGCAAGGCCCGCAAGGTGAAGAAGATCTATATCGGCGTGGCAGGCGTGGCCCGCAAGGTCAAAAAGGCGTACATCGGCGTGGGAGGAGTAGCGCGAATCTTCTGGAGCGGGGGAGAATTGAAGTGTTATGGGACGGCCACGGCGCTCAGTGCCGGACGAACCTATCTTGCGGCGGCGACGGTGGGAAATTACGCGCTGTTCGGAGGAGGGTACTCGTATTCCTCGGGTTATATGACGACCGTAGACGCCTACAGCGCCTCCCTCATCCGGAGCACGCCTGCCGCCCTGAGCGCGGCGAGGCACAGCCCGGCTGGGACATCCGTAGGTAACTATGCATTATTTGGCGGCGGTAGTAATTCCTCCACATACGGCGCGTCTAGCGTTGTAGATGCTTACAATGCTTCTCTTACCAGGAGTACGCCTACTGCCCTGAGCGAGGCCAGGACGGCGCTGGGTGCGGCCGCAATCGGCAATTACGCTCTATTTGCCGGGGGGCACCAGGGGACGAGCTCTAAATCCGGATATTATGCTACTGTAGATGCCTACAATGCCTCCCTTACGCGGAGTACACCTACCGCCCTGAGCGTAGCCAGATACAAACTTGCGGCAGCGGCAGTCGGAAATTACGCCCTATTCATTGGCGGATATTACTACGACGGCGAAGATCAAATGAACAGCACTACTATCGACGTATATAATACATCACTTACGCGGTCCACGATGACAGCTGACCAAATCTGTTTCGATAATGCAGCAACCGCTGTCGGCGATTATATCCTATATGTGAAGAACAGTAGTGCAAGTTCAGTAGTTGCCAGTATTAACGCATCTCTAACTAAGGGTACGGCCACATCATTAAGCACTGCTAGATATAATCTCGCCGCTATGACATTGGGCGACTTTGCTCTGTTCGGGGGCGGATGCACCAGCGCCAGTAGCCGCAGCGCAGTAGTAGATAGCTACGACACTTCTCTGACTATGGCCGTGGCAACGTCGTTGAGCCTTGCGCGGGAATACCCGCAGGGGGCCCAGGTCGGAGATTACGGATTGTTTGCCGGCGGTAACAACGGCACCTCCAGCATCAGTTATAGCGCGGTCGTCGATGTCTACACAGTTTAAAAGGAGGAATAGAAACATGAGCACAAGGTATCAGCTTTGGGACAAGGAGAGTCAGGTCATCACGCCCATTGGGGAGGTGCTGACGGCGGGGCAGTGGATGGAGCGGTATCCCGCGGCGGCGGCGATCCCCTACGTGCTGGCCGCCGGGGAGGTGAACGGGGCGTTCTGCACGCCCCTTGGCCAGATGAAGCAGATCTGCGCCCAGCAGGGGTGCGACTTCTCCGCCTGTGGGACCGACCAGGAGGTGCTGGACACCATCGAAGCCTTCGAGGACGCGCAGAACGCCCCCGGCGAGGCGGTCTCCAACGAGGAGCTGACGGCCACGAGCCTGGCGTCCATCGCCGCCAGCTTGGAATATCAGAACATGCTCACCCTGGACGATGCGGAGGTGGTATAACATGAGCTTTGAACGGATCCAGTATTATTACGAGGCGGGCCTGTGGAGCAAGCCGATGGTGAAGATGGCGGTGCGCAAGGGCGTCATCACCAAAGAACAGTACAAGGACATCACCGGCGAGGAGTACGCCTGATGATCGAGCTGAAGAACTGGTGGGTGAGTCTGGATCTGGGAGATCGTGTGATCGGGTATGAGTCGGACCACCTGCACCGGCGGCTGGAGATCGCCGCGGACCTGGACGCGGGGTGGGCGGTCAAGCTGGATATGGCCCTGGGGAAGGCAAAGAACGTGGTGGACCTGGAGCGGACCGGGGACGTGCTGTGGGTGGACCTCACGCGGGATATCCTGGCCGCCGACGGGCTGTACCGCTGTCAGCTCCGGGGCCTCAAAGGGGATACGGTGGCCCACAGCAACCAGTTTGAGCTGCTGGTGAGCGGGAGCATCAACGCTGTGGAGGCATTTCCGAGCGTCGAGCCCTCGGAGCTTGCCCAGATGGAGGCCAGGGTCACGCAGGCCAAGGCCGCCGCAGTGGCCGCCGCAGACCGGGCGGAAGCGGCGGCGGTCCACCCGCCCAAGCTGTCCGGGGATCAGACGTGGATGGTGTGGGACCTGGAGAGCGGGGCGTATCAGGATACCGGCGTCTACTCCGGCGGGGCGGCCCCCAACATTGGGCCCGACGGGAATTGGGTCGTCGGCGGCGTGGATACCGGCGTATCGGCGACGGGTCCCAGAGGAGAACAGGGACCTATCGGTCCCGCTGGTCCCCAGGGAGAGAAGGGAGATCCAGGAGAACAGGGACCAGCGGGGCCCAAGGGAGACACCGGGGAGCAAGGCCCGCAGGGGCCGAAGGGCGATACCGGTGCCCAGGGATTGCAAGGCCCAAAAGGAGACCAGGGGGAACCGGGCATCCAAGGCCCGCAGGGGCCCAAAGGTGACACTGGAGACACCGGCCCGCAGGGTCCCGCAGGTGCGGATGGCGTCGGCCTCCCCACGGTGACCGCAGAGGACAACGGCATGTATGCGGGCGTGGTGGACGGAGCATGGGACAAGGTGAGCGCGCCGGGTGGGGGCGGAGAGTGGACAGAGCTCTTGCGCAATGATGGGATCGTGCTCGATTCTGCCGGGGTAGGAAGTGTCCAACTTACGCTAACCCATCAGTTGAGCACATACAAAGAGATGATGTGCGCAGTGGAATGCCCAGCTAATACGAAACAATACCAGCCATCCAGCATTACGGTGGATGGGATACAAGTCGCTTTTTATCCGGGGGTTGTTCCTGCGAACACTATGAAGCAATATCTATTCCACGTTACATTATTTGGCGACGGGTCTTTTGCGGAATATTTGTCAACTGCCACAACTGATATTCTGTTTGGGGCATTCCTGGGGGCAACCACCGGAGGAACCCGGTACGGGAAAATAGGAGTTCCTACAGGGCAGTTACGCATGGATTTTAATGCAGCAGACATAACCGGCACGGTAAAAGTTCGCATTTTGGCGAGATAGGGGGGAAGCACGTGAGGGTTTATGATAACGGCATCTACCGCGACGCCACAGCAGCAGAGCTCGCGGAGCTGGAGGCCATGGGACAGGCCCAGCCTCCCATCCCGCCCACAGAGGCGGAACGGCTCTCCGCGTTGGAGGCGGCCATGCTGGAGCTGATGATGGGAGGGACGGGCGATGGTTGAGTTTATCCGCATCCAGTATCGTCTGGGCCGTCTGACGGCGGAGCAGGTGCGCTCCATGGCCCCGAAGTGGATCACTGCCGATCAGGCGGAAGAGATTATCCATATGTGACAGGCCAACTTGGCCGGAAAGGAAGGCAGCTATGAAGCATCTGTACGAGTACATCACGGTGAACGCAAGATGAACTATTATAACAGATCCACTGGGGATATGGCGCAGGGCCGGGACCCGAGCCAGAATCTGATTTTAGTCTACAAACGCAAGGAGCCCCATCCGAGCCCAGCGACAGCGGGTCGGATGGGGAGCGGATGAACGACGGAGCGGATGAGACCTGCCCGGGAGGGTGGGGCGAAGGATGCGAAGTCGGTGAGGATGACAAGAAGGAGAAACCAATGAGCGAAGCATACCAGGTGACGCCCTCGGTGGGCGTGAACATCCGCAGCGGCCCCGGAACGGGCTATTCCAAGGTCGGCGCTTACGCGCAGGGCACTGTGGTGACGGTCACGGCCACGCGGGACGGCTGGGGACAGACGGAGAAGGGCTGGGTCAGTCTGGACTATCTGGAGGCTGTGGAGGCCGCGCAGCGGGTCACGGACAACGGCCTGCGCATCCAGGCGCGGTACATCGACGCCGGGCGGAAGAACCGCCCGGGCGGCGTCAACCCGTGCGGCTACATTACCATCCATGAGACGGGCAACGCGGCCAGGGGCGCCGACGCGGCGGCCCATGGCTCCTACCTGAACAGCGCCGCCGGAGAGGCCGCTCTGGTAAGCTGGCACTACACGGTGGACGACCACGCTATTGTGCAGCATCTGCCCGACGGCGAGACGGCCTACCACGCGGGGGACGGCCCCAAGGGGACCGGCAACGCCCGGAGCATTGGGGTCGAGATCTGCGTCAACGCGGACGGCGACTTTGCCAAGGCCAGAGAAAACGCGGCCTGGCTGGTGCGGCTGCTGATGGAGGAGCACGGTATCCCCATCGGTCATGTGGTCCAGCACAATCACTGGAACGGCAAGGACTGCCCGTACACCATCCGGCACACAAGCGGGACCTGGGAGGCATTCCTGGCGTTGTGCGAGGGAGGGCCGTGTGCAAAGACGAACCGGCAGGCGGTACAGGCGCGCTTCGGGCTGTCCGAGGAGACCATGGACTACCTGGAGGCGTACCGATACGGCGCGGACCTGCTGCAAAAGCTGGCCGCGGCAAACTAGGAGAGGAGTACTTATCATGAGCAACAAGATCAGCGCGGGCACGATTGCCCGGACCGTTGTACTGCTGCTGGCCCTGGTCAACCAGGTGCTGAGCATGCTGGGCATCCAGACCATCCCCATCGCGGACGAGGACGTCAACACCCTCATCGCCACCGGCTGGACCATCGCCGCCTCCCTGGCGGCGTGGTGGAAGAACAACAGCTTTACACAGGCCGCCCTTGCGGGGGACGCCCTGAAGGACGAAATCAGGGCCAGGGAGGAGTAAGCCATGGCGGAGGACATCGCGGTCAAGGTGGCCGAAATCGAGCAGCGGAGCAAATCGAACACCCACCGGCTGGACAAGGTGGAGGAGCGACAGGACAACCTGGACAAACTGGTGTCATCCGTGGAGGTGCTGGCGACACGGCAGGAGACGGTGGAGACCGACGTGAAGGAGATCAAGACCGACGTGAAGGCCCTCACCGAGAAGCCCGCCAAGCGCTGGGACGGTATCGTGGACAAGCTCATTTGGCTAGCCGTCTCGGGCGCTGTGGGATTCCTTGCGGCACAGATCGTGAGATAG